CTTCAATCACAACCTATCTGCACCTAAAGGTTTAGGTCAGAAACACTACCTAATGTCTAAAGGTCAGAAGACCAGGATAAATCTAGCGATATTATTCGCAGTTGTTGATTTGATTAAGAAAATGGGTAATGTTAAGTGCAATCTACTAATGCTTGATGAATTTGCAGATGAAGGACTAGACCCTAAAGGGTTTAGTGCCGCTGTAGAGGCAATTAGGAAGGTCGCAGATAGGGATAACAAGAGTATTGTATTGATAACGCACAAGCAAGAAGACGTTTTGTTTGATAATTTGAATGCGTTATACGAAGTAGAACTAAAAAATTCCTTTAGTATACTGAAAGAAGTGCCTTCGTTTTAATAATAAATATTCACGGAGGTTCTAATGAGGGATGAACAAAGTTTTATATCCGATCTATTCAACCTATCATCTTTTGAATGGAACCGAGCATTAGCTGAAGAATTTAATTTTGAATTAGGTGCATTAGTTACTGCAATAAATGAATATAACTATAGCAATCCTAGTGAAAAGACAATACACTCTTCTGGTAGAGTTAGTAAAGAAGACCTTATTAACAATAAGGAAATAGCTTCTTTTAAGAAATTCAATGAAGGTGCTGAAGTTAGTTTAGTCAGCGACCCTGTCCAAATATATTCTCTAATAGCTACATTAAGAAGAGACGTAGCTAATGTCGGAGCTGACTACGGTAAGGCTTTTAGAGGATTTCTATTCTTCGGAGTTGAATTTAGTTCATTTGATTTAGCTGGTGTTATATTAGATGGGTGCGTTTTTAGTAATTGCACATTCAACGAATGTTTCTTTCCATCAGCATTAGTGGTTTCTTCTAAATTCATCGACTGTCAGTTTGATAAGTGTGATTTTGCGAATAGTAACTGGAGTAAGACTGGATTATTTGGCATTAATCTAATTGGATGTAATCTAGAGGATTCAAATTTCCATGATTGCGTTCAACATATAGTATCATACAACCAATGTGAATTAGACGGATCCACTATACTAAGTGGTAGTTTACATAGAGTTGACATTAATGGATGCTCTATGAAAAAGAGCAACATTTTGAATGTCATCTTTAGTGCGGTAACTTGGCTCAATAGTAATTTTAGGAACGGTCAGTTGATGAACTGCCGATTGATTGGTTGTGGATTTGATATGATACATACCGATCAAGCCATTCAATATGCTAATTCTTATGTAGGATGTAACATATCATCAGACCTTGAATTATTCTTCAGTGAAGAAAACGATTTAGGCGGATATGACGACGACCCTGAAGAAAATTCAAAAGACGATGGGCTTTCTGATAAATCATTTGATGAGATAATGGGTACAGATGATGACGATGATGACTGAAGTAGACCTTTATAACGAAATATATAGTAAGGAAAACCCGGTAGATGTTTTCAATGATATTAATTCACCATACTATGACTATTACTGTAAACTACTAGAAACAAATACATACTATGATAATATATTTAAGGTAGATTCAAACAAACTAAGTAACTGGAGCATGTCTATAGATCAACAGATAGGTAATCTGATGATAGTATATTATGCAAGTTACTTTGAATTGTTTTCTAAGGATGGACTAATAAGTACTTTTTATAGATACTTCCCTAAGTATTGCGAATGTGTATTATTGGATGACGTTGGGTGTCTGTTTAAGGATATTAATGGAGATACATTCTTACACTACGCTAGTTATTCGTTCGATACTAGGGATGCTGCCTCCGAATTATATCGACTAGTACACTCAGATAATAATAAAGTATTACACCCTATGTACATGAAGAACCTACATAAGGTTACGCCTAATGATATACTGTTGTTAGAATAATATAAGAGGTAAGATATGTCTGTAGACGAACAAGATGAATTTAAGGTTGTTACTGGTTTTGAAGACGACCTCATATTTGAAGAGAATTTGAGGAAAAAGGTTGAAGCTAAGAACAAGCAGAAGAAAGAAAAGAAAGAAGCCGTTGAAAGATACTATCTTGACCCGGATGAACTAGAGGTTAATTTAAGAGAGCATGTGATAATGCGCTCTATAAACCCTAATCATGTAATGAGTCGCAAACTAGGTCGAAACATTATGACACTAGTGGCTGAATACGCCGAAGGTGGGCAGTTCCGTTCATATTACAATGGATGGAAAGAAGATATGAAGTCCAGAGCACACGAACACATATGTCGATATGCTCATGGATATAGAATCAATTACGTGAAGACCTTAGAATTCTTTCTTCGTTGGATTTTCCGTAAGAAGACATATGCTCTACAGTCATGGTTGGCTGATAGAGGTATTTCATATCAGAAGTTCTACTTGAGTCTTTTGGAAGTCAAGATCAAGACTCCAAATGGTAAAGAAAAATCAAAGATGGGTCGCAAGATTTTCGAATCTGATATGCATAAGATGAATAACCCACTAATACTAAAAGATCTATTAGATGATGCACATAAGGATAATCCACCTGAAGGCATAGTTTTCACCGAGGACTCATTCAAGGAAGAGATCTTTGGAAAGTGGCCTGAGACATTAAGATTGGATTTTGATGAGCAGATAAGAAGAAATCCGTTCAACTATCTAACCAAGTACGCATACAACGCTTTCATTGCCGTCATTAAGGAAGAAAAAGCTGTAAGCGACAATAGTCAAAGTTTTGAAGAAAAGATGAAATATAACCCTGATTCATTCGATGAAGAAAATCATGGATCTGAAGACAGATACACTCAATTAGATGAAAATAGAATTGATTGGGATGTTAAAATATTTGAATAATGTTATTCGTAACTAAAAAAGATTACTACTATAGTGAATTAACATCTTCACCTAAAGTATATATTGACTTAGATGGAACACTTTGTGATTTCTTCAGATATTTTGCTCAAGTAAACTATTTCGATATGCGCGAAAAAGGTATTTCAATATCTGAAATATCACCTGACTATTATAGGCGCAAATCAAAAATAAGAAAATATATACACAAGCGAATAGCTAATCAGAAAATTGATTATTGGGCTCGCGCCCCAAAGACTAAATGTTTTGATATACTATGGAAGGGTTTACGCCAGTTAAAACCATATGTGATAACAGGTCTTATTGAAGGTGACACTGCGATGGAGATGGGTAAACTAAAATGGTGTAGAAAAAAGAGTCACCTTGGATTCTTAAATCACGACCTACATCGGTTACTATCGAATATCAATAGGGCTGAATATGCAAACAACAGAGGATGCCCTAATATACTGATTGATGATGACGCTGAGAACTGCAGACAGTGGGAAGAAGCTGGCGGGATCTCATATTTCTACGTTGACAATCCATTTGTTGTGGATCGAATAGTATCTGAAGTTAGAAACGATATTGTAAGACACGGAAACATTGATTTCATGCTCACTTGGAATAAGTCATTGGGTAAGTACGTCTTCTAGACGCTATCATACAAGCATGACCACAGTAGCAGTTGTAGGTGACCTCCACCTCGGAATAGCACCAAATAATTCACTAAAGTTCGAAGTACTCTTAGAGTCTCAAATTAGTTTTTTCCGAGAATGCTTAATTCCAGAGCTTCGTGCTCGCGGAATAAAGACTGTCATATTTACGGGTGATCTATATGATCAACGCAGAAGAGTTGATAGTAAAATAACACAATTCGTAGAAGGCTTGTTTGAAAAAGAATTAGCCGAATTCGAATGTATCGTCTTACAAGGTAACCACGACACGTACTACAAGGACGACCTTGCAGTAACTTCACTTTCTAATATATGGTCTAAGTCAAACGTACAGGCAATAACAAAGATCACACCTAAGACTATATTAGGTAAGAGGTTTTTATTTGTTCCATGGCTAACAACGGCATTAGAACAGAGCTTCATTGAAAATGTAAGTAAGGTTTCTGGTAAATTCGATTACCTAGTTGGCCACTTCGAAACTTTAGGATTTCAATACGAAGCTGGCAACATAAGCACAATTGGATTGGACCCTGAATTATTCTATACTAATTTCAAGAATACATTATCTGGACACTTTCATACTCAATCGTATAAAGAAGTGAACGGAAATAGCATACATTATGTTGGAACCCCATTTCAGCTAACATTTGGAGATATTGGGGAAACTAAGGGATTCATTGTTTTGGATATTGAAACAAATAAAAGAGAATTCATCGAGAACACAGTATCTAGTAAGTTTGTTAGGTTCTCAGGACGGGCTGAATTATCTAAGTATGAAACATTTAAGAGATGCTTCGTTGAATTAGAATATCCTGAAGGTACCAGCGATGAAGAATTGTTCATTATAGAAAAGGAAGTATTGGCTAAGGAGCCTATTTCATATAAAGCATATCTAAAGGTCGCTAAAAATATAGAAGATGTGATTTCAGATAAGACACCTGAAGAGGTCAAGGTTTTCGAAGACATGTCGGTGGCAATTAATAGCGAAAATATGGAATCAATGACGAAAGTATTTTTGGAAGCGCAGCCATATGAAGACCCTGAGATGGTTTTGGAGTTGATTGTAGATATTAGAGCCAAGATAACTGGATAGTGTTATCATATCAGTATGCCTAAGAATCGCAAATCTACTTTTGTCAGCAGCGCAAGATCAACAGCTTCTAAGTCGAGCCAGAAAATTGCTCAACTAAAGAAGGAACTTAAGGATCTTGAGAAGACATTGACTCCTGAGATGATCGAGAAGGTCAGTGCCCAGGTTATAGCTGCACAGAGTAATCAGTTGTATAAGGGTATCGGAGAAACTGCCGATAATTACCTATCTAAGGCTGTGATTGTTAATCCAGTCTCACCTGAAGATACCCTGCAGGCTAATGTCTCGGTACCAAGCGCAGCTGCAATTGGACCAGTTTCACTCGTAGAAAAGCCATACATCTATGGATACACTTCAGACTATTCAGGTTCTGCTCAGTTCAGATTGATTTTCCCATTCAACTCTATTAATTCTCATTTTGGCCACACTGGAAAGATTCAGTGTATGGTTCAAAATCAGATTATCACCCAAGAAGATATTCTTCCTTTCGTTAGGGCTTTCTGGTTTAAGAACCCATACGAAAGCAATAGAGCCTATGAGATTTTTGTGTACAAGAAGTATCAAGAGAAGTATCAGTATAAGCTGATCGCCGAACTTGATGACTATGTGTTCGAATATCCTGAATGGCATCCTCTATTCGGCAAGTTCACCATCGATAATGCCCGTACACTCATTGATAACCTACGTAAGGTCGATGAGGTTATCGTAGCTTCTGAGAATCTAAAGAAGTTGCTAATTGATCTAGGTGTTAACACTCCTATTAACGTACTACCTAATATGCTACCAAAGGCATATTATGGAACAGACGTTAACATGCGTTATCGTTTGAAGGATCTAGTTAAGCCTACGATTCTATACAATGGAACCAACTACCACTACGGTAGAACTAATGGAGACTTTGACGGTCCTATTAAGGATTTCATTGTAAACAACCTCGATAATTACAACTTCATATTCATGGGTGTTGGTCGTAGAGCCGATGGTTCTCTAACCCTCCCTGATTACCTACAGCAGCCTGCTAAGGAGGGTCGGATCAAGATCATGCCCCACTACGCAGCAACTGAATATCCATACGCCCTGCGTCAGCTAAGGCCCGATTTTGTGATTGCTCCCCTGGCTGAATGTAAGTTCAATGAGGCTAAGTCTGATCTTAGATATTTGGAATCTGCAGCAGCCGGTGCGATATTCATCGGTCAGGTGTTCTCAAATGGAAACAGTCCATATCAGTTCTGCCGAAATACCTTTGAGACGACGGAAGATATTGAGAGTACCATCACTAGGAATTTGAATAAGGATCAATTCAATGAAAATTTGAAGATCCAATATGATGACCTAGGAACTAGATGGCTAGATGACGTTAACAATTTGCTGAACATCGTTAAGATTTTCGGAGACGGAATTCACGGCGTACAGGTAACACCTGAACATGAACAGTACAATCAGTTTAAGTCTAGACTCGATAGTGATGGATTCTTTCGATAATGAAAAAACTAGATAGTGAAAAATTCGATAAGGCTGCACAGGCTACAGTATCTGATGAGCTTGCAGCTCTTGAAAAACGGATACTATCTGAATTAGCGGGGATGATAACTGAAGCACACACCAAACTCACAGAGTCTGGTGTGTTTGCTAAGTTCACTCAGCATTTGAATGGTAGAAAACCTTCAGATAATGATGTTTTGTATTTTAAGAGGCTTATTGAAAAAGTTGTATACAAGAATGACGTGTCTTTCAGTAAATATTTCGACGTTATTGTTGAGCGAGACACCGTAAATCGCGCTACAATAGGCTTCGAGTTCAAAGTCAAGCCCAACCTCTTCCGATAGTCTGCTACAATATAGGTGAGGAAATAGCCCTCACATTGTAGGAGATGCCGATGTCGATGTTCAAGAATCTTTGGCTTGATCGCACGAAGAATCAAATGCACTTATGGTCTACGGACGGTGCATATAAAATAATTGATTTCAAGTGTAAGTCATACGAACTTTCACCTGGATTTAACGATGCAACTATGTGGACTGTTGAAGGGATTCCAGTCCGACCTGTATATGACACTAGTATGGATGAGCGTAATAAGATCAGCGCAAACATAAGAAACGCTGAGTCTGATATTCAACCAGAAATTAGATTCCTGGCAGAATATTACAAGGACGTTGATAACCTTAAGTTTAACTTCTCGGATTTCAATGTTTGTTACTTCGACATCGAAGTTGAAGTGGATAAAGGGTTTCCTCATCCTGCACAGGCCGCTCGAAGGGTTAATCTAATAACTGCATATGGCAGTAAAAGCAATAAATTCATAACTTTCGGACTAGAGAAAGAATTTATTGAGCACATATACATTTCCGATGAAGATATTAAGAATGGCGTCTTTCCTGACGGGCATGAAAACTATAAGGAAATGTGCGCTGAAGGATATTTCGTAGATAAAGTTAGATATTACGTTAAGCGAGCTAAGAAGATTACTTTCGATAGTAATTCAGCTAAGGAATTGGGTTACGAAAATAACCATGAATACATCACATGCATAAATGAAGTAGATTTGCTACAAAGATTCTTCAAGTATTTTGAAGAAGAACACTTCGACGTAATAACTGGCTGGAATTGCCAGACCTTCGATATTCCATATCTAGTTAAGAGGTGTGAAAACTTAGGTATAATGGACCATAGAAAATTCTCTCCGGTTAAGAGAGTATACTTGGTCGAAAAGAGAAACGATTATAATCAAATAGAACTAGTTCCTGTAATTGCAGGACTCTCAGTTGTTGATATGTTGCCCGCTTACAAGAAATCAAATCTGAAGCAGCAGGTCAACTATAAATTAGGAACTATCGCTGGTATTGAAATAGGTGCGGCTAAAATAGACCTTGGTGTAGACGGACTTAAGCTATACAAAAAGGGTCAAAACGGATGGGTCAAGTTTGCATACTATAACGTCATTGACGTAGAGTTGCTTGTCCAGCTTGAATTCAAAAAGCATTACCTAGAGTCAGTCGTTAGCGTTTGCGCTGACGCTCGAATCCCACTAGAATACTTCTTCATATCTAAGAGAGTCATTCTAGGGTTCATGATGAACTACATGCACAACAAGGGATTGGTAATACCACACCCAGGTGAACAGCAGCACGTACCCTATGAAGGCGCATACATCGCAGCTAATCCCGGTGCTTACCGATGGGTTGTTTCTTACGACTTTAAGGCAATGTATCCTTCGATCATTGCATCTGCAAACATTTCACCCGAGACTAAGTTCAAGGGTCCAATGCCACCTGAAGGAAGTTATTCCAGGTCGGTAATTAAGGATGTTTGGTATAACAATGATAGACTAGGGATTATTCCTGAAATCGTTAGTATGGTTGTGGATGACCGAGATAGATATAAGAAGCTACAAAAGGTACACTCTAATCCATCAGACCGTGAAAATTATGACCCTGAATTGTCTGGATTCTATAAGAGAAAACAGGAAGCCTATAAGATCTACGCAAACTCAATCTACGGTTTGCTAGGTAATAGACACTTCCAATTCTATGACGTTGATAACGCAGCTTCTGTAACTGGAATAGGTAGATACTTAATTCAGTACTGTATTGACTACATCATCAAATGGTTCGACGTTGGATTACCAATCAGCGAGAAATTCAAAGCTGAATTTGGTGATTATGCTAACGTGCAGATTAAGGGTTTACTTGATGAACAGTACATCAATTCACAGGACGATAAAGATTCACTAGGTAAGTACAAGAGACTCGTTCTTGCACATACTGACTCGTTCTTTTTGGACTTCTCAGACATTTATTCTCCTTTCATAGGTAAGAAGAGAACAGAAGAAGAATATAAGGCTTTGATGGATAGATATTCTAATCCAGAGTCTGAAGACAAGGATGAATCTGTATATTCTATTCTTAAGAGTAGATGGGAAGAAGGCAACTGGCAAGAGATGTCGTTGACTGAATTCTCATTGCGGTTTGAACATTGTGTGTTTGGCGAAATTAGAACTAAAATCCTAGCCAGATGGGCTAAGGAGAATAACTACAGAGAGAATAAGCTCTGGTTGAAGCTAGAAAAATGCTGTAACCATCTTATTGAGTTGACAAGAGCGCACTACATCTGCTATCTTCAGTATGATGAAGGTGACGATCTATTCAGCTCTTCTTTCGATAAGAGGTTCAAGCCTGTTGGCGTTGAGATCGTTAAGTCAGACACTCCACCCTGGAGTAAGACTCATATTAAGAAGCTGCTTGAAATGGTATTCAACGACGTACCAAAAGACGAAATCATTAAGAAAATTGGAGAGTATAGAAAAGACTTCAAGGATCCTGCCAATATTGCTCTAATATCGAAGCCTATATCGGTTAACACATTGGAGCCAGCTAAAAACAATGTGATGCCTGCGCCTAGAAAAGGGGCAAACGCATTTAACGCAGTGATCGACAGTAGTGATGAATTCTCAGGATATGAACCTATCACTGAAGGAACTAAAGCAAAGTGGATATACGTAAAGACTCCGAATAAATTCGAAACTGAAGTCATAACATACAATACAGAATCGTGGCCTCCATTCTTAAATAACGCATTTCAGATTGACCACGAAACACAATTTGAGAAGGTTTTCAAGAAACCACTATCTAAAATCTTCGACACGATGGGTTGGGGTAACATCTTCGAAGGAAACATGGATCTCCTCGCAAAATACATGAGAAAGGCACCAACAACATGAGTGATTTTAAAATATTAGATCAAATTGTTCATCCAAAATATGATGAACTTTTGACTATCATAAGCATTAAAGACGAAAAAGTCACGGTGTCCGATGGAGAACATTCTCCGTTCATCGTTAACATCGAGAATATACTAAAGACTGGTTCTATTAGGAAGAAGAGTAAGTACGATCTTCTTAAGATGTATGTCGTTCTAGATAATTCAGCCCCTAAGGGTCTTGCTTCAAATGGAGCTAGTCACGTTTCTTACTTTGCAGGTGAGTCGTTCACTGAATTGTCACTGCAGAAGATTTGGCGTGAAAAGTCCATGCGAAATGTGACATGCACTGGATCTAGTGCGGATATTCAAACAGCTATTTTATTGGCAAAAACCAATAACATAGAATATATTACATTCGAAGAGCCTGATTGGACTGAAGCGCGGGGTAGACCTTTGGCTGTTGCATTTGCAGCTAGATATTCATTCCCTGAGCTGTTCAATACGTTTCCACTTTTCCTTCGAGACGTTCGATAGAAAAGTAGATTAGTGCTGTAAATTATAAGCCTCCGAAAGGGGGCTTTTTTGTTTGCTATAATACTCGGTAAAGGAGTTTATATGGCAAAGGGTAAAGCAGCAGGTAAGGCATCTGAAGAGACAGTAAGCGCACCAAAGACCAAATTCTCTATTAGGTCGATGATTAACGCAGCAAAGAACGAATATATCTACCCAAAGGGTGATATTCGAGCAAAGACTGATTTCATTGACACTGGATCATATCCACTTAATGCAATTTTCTCTGGTTCTGTTAAGAAGGGTTTACCCGATAATAGAACTGTTATGTTTGCAGGTGAACCAGCAACAGGTAAGACATTCTTTACATTGCGAATTTGTAAGAGTGCATCTAACGCTGGATACTTCGTTGTCTATTTTGACACAGAAGGTGAAAAGGATGAAGAAATATTCACTAATTTTGGATTCAAGGGTCGAGGCGAAGACTACGAATTCCTAAAGGTTAAAACTATTGAAGATTTGCGTACTCAGATGTACGGAATGATCGAAAAGTATAAGGAGTATTTCCGAGCCCTAGTTCCAGGTAGTGACGACTACAATAATAGAACAAAGCTATTGTTTGTTGTCGATTCTATTAGCTTCTTGACTTCAGAATCCGAAGCAACTAATCTTGCTAAGGGTGAACCTAAGCAGAATCTACAGTTGAACAAGCAATTGAAGGCATTTTTCAGGGACGTAACCATCGATCTGAACATCTGCAAGTGCCCTTTGATCATTGTCAACCACGTATATGACCTAATGGAGAAGACAGCCAACACGGCTACCATTGACGCCGGTAAGAAGGTTTCAGGAGGAAGTGGCGGAGCCTACGGTGCAAGTGCTATCATACTACTAAAGACCAAAGAGTCTAGGACGGCCACCAACATTTACTCGGAGAAGGATGCGGGGAATGTTAAGAAGGAGATAGTAACTGGTAATTTCTTCACATGTAAAGCAATCAAGTCCAGATATATCCGCAAGGGATCTGAAGTCGATATTTACGTTGACTTCAAGACCGGAATTGCTAAGAATTTCGGACTGCAGCGCTTCTGTGAAGGAACCCTAGTTGAGCCAGTTAGCCATGGATCGAAGGGTAAGTATTACAAGCTCATCTGTAAGCCCAAGAATGAAAACGGGGAATATCCAGAAGTTAAGAGTTACCTAGCTGAAATCCCAAACCTAATAGATGAAATTGATGAGATTGTAAAGAAAACTTTCCAATTCGGAAATGAAACAGACGAAAACGGAGAATTAATCGGAATTTCAGTTGATGGCGAGCCTTCAGAACCAAATGAGGAGGACTTCGCTATCGACTGACATCCTTAAAAGGAGATAGATGTTAGACGTAGCGAGTCAAACGGTAGACGTAGACGATCCATTCAAAGATCTAACCCCTCTGGATTTCGAGGATATTGTCATCAAGACATTATTCTTGAAACCAGAGCTTGGTAGTAAGATCTTTCCGAAGATTTCTCGTTCAACAATGGTGAACGAAGAAAATGGCAAGATCATTGAAGCTGTTAAAAGTTTCTTTGCTCTGCAAGGTAGATACCCAGGGCCTAAAGAATTCTACGATCTCTACTTAACAGATGAAAATGTTAAGAAGAAGTTCAAGGAAATAGGAAATGTATCTATTCGTCAATACGACGATGGGTATTTGAAAGATAAGCTCCAAGAATTTGTTAGGATGCGATTGACATTCAGCAGATTAATGGAAGCAAGTGCGAAGATCAAAAGCACTGGTGACGTTACAGCCATTAACGCAAAAATTCTAGAAGGATTTGCTGAAGCTGTTTCTTTCGCCATTGAATCCAAGACTGGAATTTCTGCAAAGAAGGACATGGGTTCCTTCGTAGATTATTTGAATGCGCCTAATTCATTCATTCCTACATTCTCTCCAACTTTAAATCACTATATTGGAGGCGGCTATGCATCTAAAGCATTGACAGTCTGGTATGGTGAATCTAATATGGGTAAGACGACATACTTGTGTAATGACGCTGCCTATATATTCTCTCAGGGTTTTGATGTTTTGTATGTGACTCTGGAAATGGATCGACAGGAAATCATGAAGAAGGTTGTAGCAAATCTTCTTGAGATTCCAGTACATGCATTGAAGAATTACGACGTTAAGTTCTTCGAAGATAAAATCCGAGAAATTAGTTCATCTGACTTGAGAATCTTAGAATGGCCTTCATTCGAAGTTAATTCTCTAGATATTCAGAATGCAATTAAGGATCTACAAATTAAAGAGGGCTTTAAACCCCATATTATATTCTTGGATTACATCAACTGCATGTCTTCAAATAGAGCTGCAACTGGCGGCGGAAAGAAGCATGAAGACCTTGGATATATTACCAAGGAAATTGAGAACCTAGCTAAGCAGCTCGACGTACCTATAGTTACCTGTTCCCAATTCAATAGGAATGGTTACGGAAACAATAAGGCAGGTCCGAAGGATGTTGGAGAATCCATCGACATCTACAAGTATTCAGCTAACGGTATTGCTATTTTGCGAGATCCCACGATGATCGCGAACGGCCTGTACGAGCTGAACAT